GGGGATATAACTATTAGTTCAGGTGTTACAGTCACTGTAGCGTCTGGTGGGAACTGGGTAATCTTATGAGTACGTTAAAGGTTGACAGCATACTTGATACATCTGGTAACGATACTGTTGCTGGAAAGATACTTCAAGTTCAGTATACACAATACGATACTCGTAGCTCTCAATCAATTTCAGCTACAACTGTTACTGCGTTAGACAATATGTCAGTAACAATTACACCATCATCTACAAGCAGTAAGATTTTATTAATAGCGCAATGGAGTGGAGAGTTTAGTAATAATAATGTGGCTTATGAAAGTATGTTTAGTTTTTTAAGAAACTCAACATATCTTGGAGCAACAACTTCTAGCAAAAATTATGGAATTATGCCTGCTGCAATTAGTTATTGGAATTTTGATGCTAATTCAACACTAGAATCTTGTTCTTGGAAATATATAGATAGCCCAGCTACAACATCACAGATTACCTACTATGGTGCTATTAATTCTCAAATGGCTCATACGTTATATCACAATAGAAATGTGAACAACACAGACAGCACTACTTATGAGCATGGTGTTTCTTCAATAATTGCAATGGAGATTGCTGGATGAATCACGAAGCTATTTATGCCCTTTATCCTAATGTCAAACGTATCATTGAAGATACTCCATACGATGCTAGTGGCAATGAAGTAACTGTTGACGCTGATGCAGTTAATGCTTGGGTTAGTCCACAGCAGTACGCACGAGACAGACGAGCATCTTATCCATCAATCCAAGAGCAGTTAGATATGCAGTATTGGGATAGTGTTAACGGTACAACTACTTGGAAAGACGCTATTGAGGCTGTCAAGACGGAGCATCCAAAGCCATGAGTACAATTAAGGTAGACACAATCAAGGACACCAATAACGTAGAAGTCTATACATGTAAGGCTTGGGTTAACTTTAATGGCACTGGCACTGTGGCTATTCGTGCAAGCGGTAATGTGTCAAGTATTACTGATAACGGTACTGGTGATTACACGGTTAACTTCACTAACGCTATGGTTGATGCTGATTATTCAGTTGTCGCCACGTCTGGTTATCATACTGTTACATGGGGTTTGATTTACTTTAATGCCGCTTTTACAAGTTCAGCTTGTAGATTTATTACAACAAGCCCATCTGAAGCTGATGCAGACAACCAAATAGTTTGCGTTTCTGTCTTCCGTTAATAGGTAAACCAAATGAGTACACTTAAACTAGACACGATAGCGAGTAGAGACGGTACAGAGTCAACTGATGTGACTAACGTCATTAATGGTTCTGCAAAGGCTTGGGTAAACTTTGATGGTACTGGGACAGTTGCTATTAGAGAATCGTTTAATGTAAGCAGTATCACTGATGATGCAACAGGAAGATATACAATTAGTTTTACTAATGCAATGCCTGATGTAAATTATGCTTTTTCTGCGTCTGTCCAAGATAATTCTAGTGGAGCAGAGTTTGTTGCTGGACGATACGCAGGCACATATGCAACAACTGCTTTGCAGGTACAAGTGTGGAATTATGCTGGTACGGAACATGATACTCCCATAGTAAACGTTATTATTTTTCGGTAAATAACTTAACAAGGAGCAATAATGGATAAGAGAATTATATATCCCACAGACGAAGGCGGAGTTGCAGTCATAGTGCCTGCTCCTAATTCAGGATTAACTATTGAGCAGATTGCAGCTAAGGATGTACCTGCTGGCAAGGAGTATCAGATTGTGGATGTCACAGATATTCCAGGTGATAGAACTTTTAGAAACGCATGGGAGTACGCATAATGCCTATTGTAACAAACATGACTAAAGCTAAAGACATTGCTCACGATATGCGTAGAGCTAAACGTGCTGAAGAGTTTGCACCACATGATGAAGTTATTATGAAACAGATTCCTGGTGCAGACGCTACTGCTGCTGAGGCTGCTAGAGTTGCTATCAGAACTAAGTATGAAGGTGTACAAACTGACATCAACGATGCAATTAATGAAGTAGAACTACGCAACATTGTGGAGAATATGTAATGTCTAAAGTTGTCATACAGGGCAACGCTAGTGGTACTGGTAACTTTACCATTGCTGCACCGAACAGCAACACTGACAGAACTCTGACGTTACCTGATGTTGCTGGCACTGTGTTGACTAGTGGAAGCAATGCAGACTTTCCTGCTGGTAGTGTATTGCAAGTAGCAACAGATACTTTAGAAGGTTCAATGTCTGGGTCTTACGCAGCAGGAGTACCTAGTACCATTACAAATGGTGTTGAAGTTTTTAGCGTAAGTTTTACTCCTACGTCAGCATCAAGCACAATTTTAGTTATGACAAGTACGGTTTCTATGCACGAAGAGGCTAACCTTGGTGATGCATGGTGGCTTGCTTTATGGGACGGAAGCACATTTGTTGCTGCTAATTCTGGTACTTGGAATTATTTGAATTTTGCAAATAACAGAAACGCAGCGTATCATAGTTTATGCCACACTTACTCTGCCGGTTCTACTTCAACTAGAACAATATCAGTTAGAGCAGGACTAAATGGTGGCACAGGTTCTCAACAATGGATAAATGGAAATAGTAGTGCAGCCTATACTGGTTCTTCAGCAAGAACTCAAATGACAGTTATGGAGATAGCCGGATGAATCATAAAGCTATTTACGCATTGTATCCAAACGTTACTCAAATACACGATCAAAAAGGTGCGTTTGATGCTAATGGTAATTTAGTCACAATAGACATAGATGCAGTTAATGCTTGGGTTGATCCTGACGCATACAAGTTTAGTAGAGCATTAGAGTATCCAGCAATAGGTGACCAGCTAGATGCTTTGTTTCATGCTGGTGTTTTTCCTGATGACATGGCTGCACAGATTCAAGCAGTTAAAGACAAATATCCAAAAGGTTAATTATGAGTACCATTGCAGTCAACGCAATTACAGATGCTAACGGTGGTAGCACTACATCGATTAATGGCACTACACCTAATGCGTACAACACAGTAGGCAAGAACTTAATCATTAACGGTGCGATGCAGATTGCACAGCGTGGCACTAGTGCTAGTATTTCTAACGGTAACTCTACATATAATACTGTTGATAGATTTACTAATTATGTTGTAGATTCTACATCTACTGTTGTTGCCACAGTATCTCAATCAACAGATGCTCCAGATGGTTTTAGTAATTCTTACAAATGGCAAACAACAACTAGCGGAACATTACCTTCAAGTGGTTATTGCGGTGTTCAGCAATTTATAGAAGCACAAACTGTACAACATTTAGCTTATGGTACTTCGTCTGCCAAAAAAGTTACGTTATCTTTTTGGGTTAAATCTTCCGTAACAGGTACTTATGCTGTTAGTGTTTATCAAGATGATGCTAACAGAATAACTGGTTCTACCTACACAATTAACACTGCTAACACTTGGGAAAAGAAAACTGTAACGTTTGATGGAGATACATCTGGAACAATAAACAATGATAATGGAGAAGGATTTAGATGTATATTTCATACTGGTGCTGGAAGCGATTTAACCTCTACTGATAACACATCTTGGGGAGCATATAGTGGAGGTAAATGGGCTTATGGTCATGCACAGAATGGAGTAATCGCTACTACCAATGCAACATGGCAGATCACAGGAGTCCAACTAGAGGTAGGTGAGTCAGCTACTGAGTTTGAGCATCGTCCTTATGGAACTGAGTTGCAGTTGTGTCAGAGGTATTATGAAGCATTCCCAGTAATAAACGGTGGGCAGTCTGTTGCTTTAATTTTACTGTATAGAGCGTCAGCGCAATACTGGTTAAATTTAATATACAAAGTTGAAAAAAGAGCAGCACCTACTTTTAATCTTGGTTCTGGAATAGTATGGACTACTGCTACCCCACTTATAGACTTAGGTAAAAGTTCAGCAATTTTTCTAGCAACATCAACTGGTTTCTTAAATGAACAAAGTGCTACTGGTTCATATTCATTTGCTTTAGATTCGGAGTTATAAATGTATAAAAAAACTAATACAATAAATTTAGAAACAAACGAAATTACTGAATCTACAAAATCAATTATTAGATTGTCTGATAATGCAACTATTCCATTTGACGAAGCAAACAGAGACTATCAAGAATACTTAGAGTGGTTGGCAGAGGGTAATACTCCAGAGGCTGCTGATGGCTAAGTTAAAGCTAGAACACGTTAGACCGATCCCTAAGCGATCTAAGATGAGTAAGCGTAAGAAGAAAGCTCAGATTGCTAAGAGGAGTAGGAATCAAAAGAAAGAGTTATTTAGGTGAAGAGCTTTGACTTAGCTACGTTACTTGCTGGAATCATACCTGTCATGTTGGCTGCAATGTGGTGGGTAATCAGTAATGTTAACGAGCTAAGAGGTGACATCCAGTTACTACAAGCTCACATGATGATGTTGGTTGATCCACAGGGACAGATCATTCCTAGTCCTGGTAATGCTTTTGCAAGACAGGAACTAAAAGAAGAGATCATCGAAAGACTAGCAGATTTACACGTTAGATTAAGACTGATAGAGGAAAGCAATGCCCACAAAGAAGGACAGTAGACTAGCAAGAGCAGGTGTATCAGGGTTTAATAAGCCTAAGCGTACACCAAGTCATCCTACTAAGTCACACGTTGTTGTAGCTAAAGAAGGTGACAAAGTTAAGACTATTCGGTTTGGACAGCAAGGTGTATCAGGCGCAGGATCTAGTCCTAAGTCTAAGTCAGAGAAAGCTAGACAAAAGTCATTCAAGGCTAGACATGCTAAGAATATTTCTAAAGGTAAAATGTCAGCAGCTTACTGGGCAGATAAGGTGAAATGGTAATGGATGACTTAAATAAACAGATAGGTAGGCTTGAGGCTAACGTAGAGCAGTTACAGATGCAGATGGCAGAACTACGTCAGGATGTTAAAGATATGTCTGCTGTTGTCACCAAGTGGAAAGGTGCTGGTGCTTTACTGTTAATCCTTGGTGCATCGTTGGGGTGGTTAGTAGATGCTATTGCTAAAAGATTATAGAAAGTTCTTGACTTTTATAGCTTTTTGTGGTATAATATCCATACAAGGATGTAGTGCGATAGGAGCAGCAAAGGCTATATTACCAGGTAAATCTGGTACTAATGTTAATGCTAATGCTCAGGTAGGTAAAGAGAATACACAGCAACTAGTAGGTAAACAAGAGAACACCAAGATTGAGGGTGAGAATGTTAATGTCAATCAGACAAAGAAAGAGACTGATACCAGCATTAACACATCAAAAGTAGATAGCCTAATACAGAATAACACAAATGTACCTTTATGGTATTTATTGTTGTTGGTATTAGGGTGGTTACTTCCTAGCCCACAAGAGATATGGAATGGGTTTGTTGGATCAATAGAAAGAATAATACATGGCTCGAACCGTAAGCGCAGTAGCAAACAGAACAACAGCAGATAAGCATACGCTATACACTGTTCCTGCTAAGAACACTGGGCTATGGAACATGATGTACATTATCAGTCTTGTTGGTAATGAGACTCCTAAAGTGTACTGGTACGATAGTCATACGTCAACTGAATATTTTATTGTTGGTGGTAAGAACTTAGGTGTTGGTGAATATATCTTGTTGTCTGATGCTCATGTTGCACTAAAAGAAAACGATGAGATCAGAGTACAGAATACAGGAACTAATAGCACAACTTACATAGCAACAATAGAGTTAGTACCAGCAGAAGCAATACAATTTCATTCATAGGAGCTAATCAATGCCAGCATTTAAAACTTGTCCTACTTGTCCTTACCCAAAGAAGTGTAAAGCTGCTGGTAAGTGTTTACGAAAAGCTATGAGAAAGACAAAGAAGTAATGCCACTAAAGAAAGGTAAAAAGAACGTAGGTTCTAACATCAAGAAGCTAAAGAAGGAAGGCTACTCACAGAAACAGTCGGTAGCTATTGCCTTATCTACAGCTAGGAAGAAGAAGAAATGAACTACTTAGAACTTGTCAATGACGTACTAGTAAGGCTTAGAGAGGATGAGGTAACTGCTGTTACTGACACACCTTACTCTAAACTTATTGCTAAGTTTGTCAATGATGCTAAACGATTAGTAGAAGATAGTTATAACTGGAACGCATTGTCTGAAACATTAACGGTTACTACTGCTAATGATCTGTTTAACTACGCAATGACAGGTTCAGGACAACGCTTTAGTGTTATTGATGTAATTAACAGTGAAGATAATGTGTTCCTAGAGTACATGCCTTTTAGTAAGATGAACAACTTGTTCTTGAATCAGACACCACAAAAAGGTTCACCAATGTACTACAACTTTAATGGTGTAGATACTAATGGTGATACACAGGTAGACATCTATCCTATTCCTGATGGTATTTATAATGTGTTCTTTAACATCTATAAGCCACAGGCAGCACTAGCAGTTAATGCTGATGAGCTAGATGTACCAGCAGAACCAGTAATTAAATATGCTTATGCTTTGGCTGTAGCAGAGCGTGGTGAAGATGGTGGACTGTCAGCACAAGAAGCTACTGCACTAGCAGATATTTCACTAGCAGATCACATTGCTATTGAGAATGGTAGGTATCGTGATGAATATCTCTGGCATGCATCGTAATGGCTAAACCGTTACAGACATCAACTATATCAGCACCAGGTTTTCTTGGTGTAAACACACAGGAGAGTAGTGTTGACTTGTCATCAGGTTACGCACTAGAAGCATACAACTGTGTCATAGATCAGTTTGGTCGTATCGGTGCTAGACGTGGATGGCAGAAACAGAACAGTAGTTTAAACACTGACTTGTCTACTAATGACATTGAGTTCTTGTTTGAGTTACCAGAGACAGGTACTGTATTAGCTGGTGGTGACAATAAGTTATTTAGTTTTGCTAGTGGTACGCTGACAACAGAAGTAACTACTACAGTTGTAGATGCAGCAGGAACAGGTACTACTGTTTATAACATTACGGATAATAACTGGATTGGTTCTAGCATTGTCTATGGTGAAGGACCAGACATTAGTCCTCATGCTTATGTGTGTCAGGCTAGTCATCTTCCTTTAGTTTATCACAAGTTAGGTTCTGGTCATGCACACACAGGTAGTTATGGTTTTCAAAGGTTAATGGATGTTGGTACTGTTCCTTCTACTTATGCGTCAGCTTCTGACTTTACACCTAACTTTGTATTAGGAGCGTATGGACGTACTTGGTGGGCAGATATTGCTAACGACTCACAGACTGTGTACTTCAGCGCACTACTGGACGGAACAAACCTGTCTACTGGTGATTCAGGTTACTTATCTTTGGTAGATGTATTTCCTAATGGTGATGAGGTAGTAGGTCTAGCAGCACATAACGGTTTCTTAATTATCTTTGGTAAGAGAAACATTGCAGTTTACGCTAACCCTATTGATGTAACACGATTAGAGTTAGTTGACTTGATTGCTAACGTAGGATGTATTGCAAGAGATAGTATTGTTAATACTGGTACTGATGTAATGTTCTTGTCAGACACTGGTGTAAGAAGTATTGCTCGTGTTATTCAAGAAAAGTCAGCACCTATTAACGATATATCTTTTAACGTCAGAGATGACATTGTTGCTTTTGCAGCTTCAGAGTCTGACAAAGAAAGAATCAAAGCTGCTTATTATCCTAAAGATGCTTTTTATATCTTGACACTGCCAACATCTAAGTATGTGTATTGTTTTGATCTAAGAGGTAGACTAGACAATGGAGCAGCACGAGTAACTATTTGGGACAGCATCGAACCTAAGTCATTGTGTGTTACTTACACAGGTGATTTATTGATAGGTAAAGAAGGATACATTGGTAAATACTTTGGGTTTATTGATAACGAGTCTACTTATCGTCTTAGGTATTACACAAACTACTTTGACTTAGGTAGTCCAACAACAGTTAAGTTTTTAAAGAAAGCTAACTTTGTAGCTATTGGTGGTGTTGGTCAGGCAGTAGCGTTGAAGTATGGTTTTGATTATGTCAACTCTTATAGGTCTATAACTAAAACATTGTCAACAGGTAATGTATACGAGTACAACATTGGTGAGTATGCTATTGCTGAATTTTCTAGTGGTTTGGTTCTTGACAAAGTTGAATCTAATCTAGGTGGTTCAGGCTCAATCTTACAGTTAGGTTTTGAATCTGAAATTAATGCAGCACCTTTGTCGCTACAAAAGATAGATGTTTATGTAAAAGCAGGAAAGACAGTCTAAGGAAGAAATATGTCTAATTATACAAAAGCTACTAACTTTACACAGAAAGATGGATTGTCCTCTGGTGATCCTAATAA